AATCGACTCGCGGGAGACGAACGAATCCATGTCCAGCGTAATGATGTATTCCGTGGTCGGCTCAAACTTCTCCAGCATCCGCGTCAGGACCTGACTCCAGAACGCTCCCTGCCCCAGCGTGGGGCGGATGTGCAGCGGCATCATGGCTTCGATGAAGCCGAAGATGTTGATGAGCGGGCCGAACCGTGGGCCGCTCAGGATCGCCTCGCACCGCACGTCCACCGACGAGCCGCCGACTTGCACCAGCATCAGTTTTTCACTTTCCAAAAACGAGAAAACGGCGGGGAGGCTTGTGCCTTCCCCGCCGTCTACTCTGCTCGTCGTGTCAAGCGAATCAGCCGACCGCCTGCGTGCTCACGCCCTTCTCGGACGCGCTCATCGGGCCAGCCTCGCCCTTGCCGAGACGGCACGTCGTGATGACGCCGCACGTCGAGGCCGGGGTGGCGTAGACCGTCAGGTACCGACGCTTGCCGCGAAGGTCGATGTCGAAGCGGTGGGCATAGCCGACGCCAGCGGTGGCCGTCGTACCGGCAGCGACCGTGAAGTCGGTGCCAGCGACGAAGCCGCTGATGTTGGCCTGACCGGACCCGCTCGTATCGCTCTGGGCGACCCGCAGCACGTTGGCTGCGGTGTTCGGGCCGGTCGCCGAGGTGAACGGCGAAAACAAGACATCGATCGACGCGAACTCAAAACCGAGCGTGTCGATTTCAAGCGAGTGCGTCGCGGTCAGGGCAACCGAGGTTTCGGCCTTGCTGACGCTCTTCGTAGCAGCAACGTGGTTCATCTGTCAGAGTCTCCGGGGAAGGTGTCAGGATCAGCCGAACTTGAGGGCCACGACCGGGCCAGCCTTGCTGGTCGAGCCGATGTCGTTCACCACCATCGCGTTCCGCGAGGTGGCGAAGGTGAGAGTCTGGTCGAACTCGATGTACCGCTCGCTGGCGGTCTTCATCGAGATGGCCCGCCGCTCGCCGAAGATCGCGGCCTGCGACAGATCGCCGAACAGGGCAGCCACCTTGCCGGTCGTGCCGGTGAGGGCCGACTCCATCGGCTGCACCAGCGTGACCGGGTAGCCGAGGAACGTCTCGCCGAAGCCAGCCGCCACGTTGTCGGTGGTGTTACCACCGGCACCGGACGAGCCGCCGGGGAGCATGGCGAGCCGCAGCATGGCGGCACCCCAGCCAGCCGGAGAGATGTACCACCGGGCGTTCCGGTTGCGGGCGTACAGCGGAAGCCGAGCCAGCGTGTCGGTGAAGTTCTTCATCGTCAGGTCGCCGAAGGTCGTGTTGGACGTTGCCGTCACGACCGACGCCGAGTAGGCGGCGAGGAGAATCTTCGTGCAGATGCCGGTCGTACCGTGGTAGGCCAGCGTGCCGTCACCGATGAAGCCCGAGTTGTCGAAGGCTTCGCTGAAAGCCTGCGCCGTCTCGACGGCCATGGCATCGGCAAGGTCGACCACCGAGTCTTCAAGCAGAGAGTTCGGAGTGCGGTTTGCCACGCCCCAAATCTTCGCGTTGAGTTCGACGTTGTCGAACGTCACGTCGCTCGCTGACACCTCGACGTTCTCGCCGACAGGGCGGGCCGTGAGGCCACCCGTGCGCCGCGGGAAGACGAGCGTGTCGGAGTTCATCGTGACCCGCTTGGCGTACTGAGGGAACACGCCAAACTCTTCGACCAGCCGGATGATCTCGCTGGACAGCTCGGGGCTGGTCAAAACGCCGCCGAGCGAGTTGATGCCACCGGCCTGCACGCGGTATTCGGTGCCGACGCCGTGATCCTTGCACCACCGACGGGCCTCGGCATCGCCGAAGACGTAGCCCTTGAGGTGCATACCGGCACGGTAGGCAGCCTCGGCGGAACGGAACGCCTTCAGGTTGCCGTGCTGCTTCGGCACGGCGTACTCGGTTCGCTTCTCCACGGTCGGCTCCTTCGCCTCGGGGGTCTCGATCGCCTTGGCGGGAGCGGAACGCTCCAGCACGGAACGCAGTTCCTTTTCCTTCTCCGCGACCTTCTCCAAGAAGTCGATCTTGGCCTTGATCGCGTCGGCACGGCTCATCAGCGAGCGAAGGGAGTTCTCTTCGGCGGCAACCGCCTCGGCGTCACCTTCCGCAGCGGGAGCCTCTTCCTGCTCCATCGCGGCTTGAATCTGCGCGGTCACGCTCGCCAGTTCGTCCAGCAGTGCCTTGATCTTGTCCACGGCGATCTCTCCTAGTTCGATTCGTGGCGACGCGGACGCATCGCCTACGGTCGAAACTACGGATCGCAGCCCACACCCATGCAGACGCACGGCGAGCGAGAGTAAAAGACTCAGCCCGCCTTGGTGCGGCGAACCTCGGCGGCGGCGAGGACGTGCTTGTCAGTCGCGCCGCAGCACCGGCATCGCAGATACCGGATTTGGTATTCGCCCTGCTGCTGACTCGATGCGACGAGCAGTTTGCCGTCGCGGCACTTGGAACACGGATCGCCCGTCTTAGCGGCCATGCTGCCTGAGGTACTCGCGGAGTTCGTTGGCCTTGGACGCTGCAACTGTCCTTGATTCGCGAATCGCGGACAGCGACTGCCGAAACGCATCGTAGGAACGCTTCGCCACTGCCACGTCGGAGTCGGGATACGCCGGGAACGTGGTCGGGGACACGTCGATCAGCGAGTCCACGCGCTTGATCGTCCGCACGCTGCGGCCTTCCTCCATGCTCCAATCGTCACCGCCCGGCGCGACTTGGAACGCGAAGGAACTGCCCTTCACGATTCCGGCGCGAATGTTCGCGGCGATGTCGCGACCGTAGGTCGTGTCCGGCACGGGAAACTCGTACCGCAGGCCCACGTCATCGACTGAGAGCTTGAGCGTGTCGGGATAGCGGGCCAGCGGGAAGTTGGCGTCGTGGTTCCACAGCGCGCGGGTTTGGAGCGGCTTCTTGCGGCCGCGCCGCTCGGAGACGAGCGAGAACGCACCGGGGTCCAGCCGCTCCACGAAGTCGCCGAGGTCGAGCGACAGCACGCCGAACTTCGCCGCATAGCCGACGATCCACTCGCGGGACTCGTCGCTGCCTTCCTCGCTCCGCGTCTCGACCGCGAGCAGCGGGGTGTCGGACTCGATCTCTTCAAGGATCAGCGAACGTCGCTCGATGTTCATCGCCATGCTCCTGTCGTTGTTGTCTGCCGCGTCGATCTGCTTGGTCAGTTTGCTCGCCCATGCCTGCCCCGGATCGCCGCCCCACAAGGCCCACGCAATCCGGCCAGCACTCGGGAAGCCGTCCTCGCCGGGACTCCATCCCTGTCCCTGCTTGTCCACTTCGTGGCGGGCGAAGTAACTCGCCATCCGCTTCGCCGTGTCTGGCGAAATGTTCGTGCCGTTGGAAAGGTCGCGGGCGCGGGCCACGCCGACCGCCGTGCCGCCACGGTTGAACTCGTCGCGCCACGCCAGCCCCTTTGCGGCCTCATCGCGGACGCCAGCCGGCGGCGAGAAATCGATGTGGTCATACTTCGCCATCGGGATTCTTCTTCTTGCGGCTCCGCTTCACCGGCTTGTCGGTGATCGTCTGCGGCGAGTCATCAACCCACACGTCCACGCTGATACCAGCGACCTCGGCGGCGTCGGCCTTGAGCGTGTCGCTGCCGACGAGCAGGACTTGCGAGAACGCGGAGGCGTAGTCGCCGAGCGTGTCGAGCACGGTCTGGCGATCCGCCTCGGGACGGCGGGAAATCATCACGACCGTATTGCCATCCGCGACCGCCTGCGTGGCGAAGTCGCCCCACATCTGCGGGTCGGCGGCGAACGTGCGGTCGAAGTCCATGCTGATCGTCATGGCCCGCGACTCTGGCAGCGACCGACCGAGCGGTGCGGCTGGGGCAGGAGCGGCCTGCGGAGGCTGCACGCTGCCTGCGGGATTGCCAGCCGACACCCCCGCAAGGATCGCCGTGACTTGAGCATCGGAGATGCTTGGGAACGACGCGGCGATGAGAGCCGCCGCGCCTTCCTTGGTGAGCAGGCCAGCGGGGATTTGAGCGATGATGGCGATGAGGCCGGTGATCTGTGCGCCGTTGAGCGACACGTCTGCGACCTGCGGTGCCTCGGGCTGCGCCGGTGTCTCGCTGGTCGGAACCGAGTCGCCAGCCGCAGCGGCCAGCCCGCCCTCGACCGCCTGCCCGTCGATGCCGCTGTCCGGCTGCTGCTGAGCCAGCACGTCGGTCGCGGTCGGCTGCTCGCCGAGCGTCCCCATGTTGAGCGGGCGGTAGCGAACGTCGCCGCCTTCCACTGGATCGAGGTTCTCGGTGGCTCTTATGTCGTTCGTGCTGACCACGCCGATGTCCCACATGGCCCTATAAAACGCCGACCGGCTGGCGGCATCGCCACGCAGCAGCCCACGCACGTCGAACTCGACCAGATAGCGATCGTCATCGGGCAGCAAGTCCCGCATGAACGCCGACTCAAAGCGGCGCAGCCACGGGATGATGCAGTGCGTCACGAACGCGATGTCGGAGTCGGGGCTGTCAGCCGCGATGCCTAGCCGCGAGCCGGGGATGCGGAACAGCCTCGCGATCTCTTCCAACTGGTAGCGGCGCAGTTCGATGAACTGGCTGTCGGTGTTGCTGGCCTGCGGAATGTCGTATGGCTTCAGCCCGCCCGTGAGGACCGCCGTGTTGTGGCTGTTGCCGACGCCGCCATGACGCCGGTCCCACTGCGAGCGGAGTTGCTCGCGGGCCTCGGCGTTGAGTTGACCCTCGGTCGAAAGAACAAACCCGGGGCGGGCACCGGCCGCAAAAAAGCGTGCCCCGTGCAACTCGCAAGCCCGGGCTAGTGCGATGGCATCCTTGCATTCGTCCACGATGGACATGCCGTTCACGCCGTCATCGGACGGGCCGCGAATCTGGAGAATCTTCTGCTCGTTGTACGGCGTCTCTTGTCCGTTTTGCTCGCGATACTTGTAGCGGAGGCTCCCGTTCTCCAACCGCTCGACCTTCATGCGGCTCGGATGCAGCGGCACGATCTGCCCGGCCTTGAGTTCCGAGAACGCGTCGCCCCACAGGCCGACGTGAAACACGGCCTGCTCCCGCCACTCGAATGAGGTTTGCCAGCCGTTGGGCTGCGAGTGGAGTTGCTTGTAGAGCGGCAGTTCGCGGGCCTGCCGCTTGCCGCCTCCTGCCGTTCGCTCAAGCACGTGCAGCGGCAGGCTCGCGACCGTTTCGGCGATCACGCGAAGGCAGGAAAACACCGCCGCAACGGTGTGGGCGTTGCTGGAGTCAATCCGCACGCCAGCGGAGGAACGCGACGAAGAATCCTCGTCAAACATTCGCTCCTCGCCGGGGAGCCAGAGGATTCGGTGTTCGTGGTTTTGGGCGATCATATGAAGAAGATTTCCGGCTCGCTGCTGGGCTTCTGCTCGTTGCCGATCCAGCACCCGATGCCTTGGCACAACGCTACGATGCCGTCGATGCGCTCCGTACTCTTGGCCTTGCTCGGGTAAATGTTTCCGTAGCGGTCTTCGTGGACGGCAACGTTGCCAGCGCACCACGACAGGACGGGATGCCCCGCGTGGCGGATTTTGGCGTTGGTGATCAAGTTCTCCAGAGCTTTGGAAGGCGCGCTCATGGCGCGACCGCCCTGTGGGTATCCGACCACTTCCACCCCGTCCCCTTGCAGCATGTTGGCGATCATCTGGCCGTTGAACTTGAGGTCCACCGCCAGTTGCCGCACCCGGTACTGCTCGCAGATGGCCGCGATATCGCGGTGCAGCACGGTGTAGTCGGTCACGTTGCCGTCAGTAACCTTGATGAATCCGTCGCGTATCCAGCCGAGGTAGTCGACCTTGTCGCGGTTCGTCCGCTCCACGGCGTTCGCCTCGGGAATCCAGAAGAACGGCAGCACGTCGATGCTGCCGTCTTCTGGGTCATGGCAGATCAGAACGAGGGCCGTGAGGTCGTACGTGGTGGCGAGGTCGAGACCCGCGTAGACGGGCCGGTCGCCGAAGTCGCGGAGCGGCAGCGATCCCTGCTGCCACGTTTCCGGGGACAGCCAGCGAACGTCAGAAGTGGTCCACGTGTTGAGCCGATAGCGGAGAAACGAGTTGAGTTTCGTCGGCGACTGCTCGGCTTCCTTTACATCGAGGGCGAAGTCGGCAGGCTTGATCGTCACGCCCCACGACGGATTTGCCTGCGGCCACACGTCGGCGTCCTTCCAATCGGCTCCCTCCTCCATCTCGTAGATGCAGGAGAAGAACGTGGGATCGTGCTTCCAGTTCGCGGCGACCGCTTTTGCGTACTGGTACTGCTCGTAGCAGATGCCCTTGCGGTCGTAGCCAGCCGTCGTGATCGAGACGAGGAGCGGCTGCTCGCGTGCCGCACCGCCGTAGCGGAGGGCATCCCACAGACGGCGATCTTTTTGGGCGTGCAACTCATCGAACAGGAGGCCGTGAATATTCAAGCCTTCCGCACGGAACGCGTCGGCGGAAAGGACGCGGTAGAACGACGCCTCCTTGCGGTAGGCGATCGTGCGGCGGGAGTCGATGACCTCCAGCACCTGTGAGAGTTGCGGTGAGGCCCGCACCATGCTCGCGGCCTCCCTGTAGACCACCGAGGCCTGCTCACGATCCGCAGCCGCTCCGTACACTTCGGCACCGTTTTCTCCATCCATAACAAGCAGATACAGGCCGATGCCAGCGAGAAGCGTCGATTTTCCTTGCTTCTTGGCCGTAGATATGTAGGCCACGCGGAAGCGGCGAGTGTCGTCGTCCAGCCGCTTCCAGCCGAACAACTCGCCGATCATCACCGTCTGCCACTCTAAGAGCGCAAACGGCTTGCCAGCGTGCTTGCCCTTGCTGTGCCGCAGCCAGCCCTCGAAAAACTCGACGGCGTGCTTCGCGGCCTCGGGGTCGAAGTAGTAGTCAAGCCCCTGACGTACGGCGTCGCTTCGCAGCGTAGGCGGCAACCGGGTCTGTATCTTCGCTGCCATGCGTTGTGGAGACCTGTGACCTACTGCTCGGGTTCAGTCCGAAGTCCTGCTGCATCCGGCGGATGTCGCTGCGCAGCGACCGCTCATCGACGGCCCATGAGTGCGGCTGCGTCCACTTGATCCGCATCTTGCCGTCGGTGCGGTTCGGGTCTGGCTCCATCATCACGTTGTCGCGGCCGAACTGTCGGCACTTTGACTTCGCTTCCAGCCACTTAGACCATGTGTGGCAATAGATCGCCCACGCGTCGATGTCGGCCTCGGTGAACACCCGCATCCGCCGTAGCATCGGCACGGTCGCGTGCCACTTCTTGACCGCGACTGGATCGTCTTCGATCGACTCTGGCGGATCGAGCTTCTCGACCAACTCAGGCGTCGGCTCGTTCGTGGGCAGCGCGTCCTTCGACGGGTTGCCGCGAATGTATTTGAGGATCGACGGTTCGGGTGCGGGGCCGCGTTTGCCCATTGGTGTGTTCTCCTGACGCTATGGGCCACAGACATTTCCGAGCAGTTCGCCTGCGAGCATCATGGCCCGCCCGATTGCTTGGTCCATGTCGTAGTACCTGTACTCACCTAGCCTGCCAGCAATCATGACAGAAGGCAATGCGTCCGCGCGAAGCCGATAGCGGCGATAGAGTTCGGCGTTCGTTGAGTCAGGGAACGGATACTCGTACTCGGACGGGTTGTCTGGCGTGAATGGCGTCTCGGTCGTGACGACAGACCCGTGAATGCGGTTGGCGTACTCGGGCTGCATCATGTGCTTCCACTCAAGCGTGCGAATGTGAGGCCCGCCGAAGTGCAGCGGGTTGTTGATCTGACCTCGCCGCTGAACATAGTTGGCGTCTGGGAAGTATTCGTGTCGCCTGCGTTGCCCTCTGTAGGAAAGTTGCCCGAGATCAAAACCGAAAAACTCGTCAATCGGGCCAGTGAACACAAGGCATTTCTTCGCTCGGATCTCATCTCGCCTCGCGATGTAGTCGTAGTTCAGCACGACGGGGATGCCGTCCAGCATCCGACTCGTCCACGCGGCGTACCCGAGAGCGGGG